GTTTGGGAAGATATCGAAATGGCCCTTATCGACTCTGAAGCAAACCAAATAAGAATTAAAGGAGCAAATTGGCAACGAATAACAGAAAAAGCACGTCTCGACTATACTCAATTATCAACTATCCTAGCACAACACTCAAGCATCCAGACCGCAAGTATAATTCCAATTCCAGAAGATCAAAAACAAACCGTTAAGAACATCGTTACTGTTACTGATACCTCCGGTAGTGCAGACAATTTAAATGACTTACTTTATCAACTATTCATTGGCAGTTCCAAACCGCTCGAAATAGCAAAGAAGATATTTAGAATCGCAGCAACAATTGTAACACAAGAGAATTCTATCATAACTACGAATGGATATTTTTACCGCGATGCAGCTTCACACCCAATGATTAGACAGTTAGAAATTATCGAACGCAATGACGCAATCAATTTATTCAGTAAATATTATAGATGGATGGAATTATTATTATCTAATGAACCATTACTTGTATCTGATCAAGATGTAGGCGCATTACTGAATGTAATTAACGTTCCGACCACTGTAGATGGACAAGTTGTTTCTGACTCAAGATATGTTGTTAGCGATGTGATGTTTCCGAATGGACATATATCAACTACGATTGATGAAAATTTACTGCGTACACAAATTCAAGACATGCCTTTGTTTGGTTACTTTTCGGATATTATTACTGACAATTTCAATTTTGGTACACACAGGCAACATTTGGATGTTTTAAGATTGGTTCTAATATATGCTTTTAGACGATGGTTTACAAATGCTGGCTTAGTAACATCAGGAATACAAATCGGTGCTTTATCAACTTTCAATAGACAAAACGCTCTACACAATGGCGATGACACTGACATTGAATCGAAAGGAAGAATTTTACCATCACTATTTTTAACGGCGCTATTACCTTCTGAATTATTACGAAAAGTTAAGAACGCAGGTGGTGAAACTAATCTCGACGAAATTATTGCAGATAATCTTGAAGAATTGATGAGTAGAATTGGAAAATTATCAGTGAATACCCCAACTAAGATAACGCAATCGGCACTCGATAAAATGTTCAATGGACTATACAAAATTAGTGACTTTGGTGGCAAGAATTTATCTCAAGGATACGAGCATGCGAGTAAACAATCAATTCGATTTAGTGACTATACAAAAATGGGTTTTTCAAAAGTAGCTGGATTAGCATTAACTGACAGTGGAAGCGCAACTTTACCAACAAAAGACGCACCAGATCCGTCAATTGGCGAATACTATGCACGACATAAGACTGAGTTATTGCAGCTAATTGCTAACGAACGATTATCAGTGGATGAACTAAGCGTGATATTCGGTGGGAAATTAATTAGTACTGATCAAAAGTTAAACCAAATTTTCAAAACTATGTTAATGCCGTCAAACACGGTGACATTGGTCGACAGTTCAAAAGTCAGTTTTCCGACATTAATTAACCAATGCATTACACAAAATGGAATAGATAAATTACCAAAAGATCCAAAAGTTGACATACCTACACTGATTCGAACAAACTGGGACATATCCGCTGAGACTATTAGCGAGTTAGAATTATCAGATGTTGGAGTAGAAGGTGGGTATGATTATTCGAAATTATTCAAGAATAAACCATTTACGGGATACGATTTCAGTCAAGGAGGAATTAAACTCGGAACATTTGGTACAACATGGTATACCGATGAAGGAGTAAGGCAAGTGGCGTTATCTAATGAAGTAGTTGGTGCTGACATGCTAATGGCTAGAATGCTTGACAAAAGATGGAACCTGCCGTCAGAACCAGGTGTACAAAGAACAATGCTTGAAATGATGAAGGATGATATGGCATCAGAAAACCCGACGTTACCAACTATTTTAGCTGAAGGTCAAATAGTATTTTTATGGTCACAGTTCGCTACAATAATGGAACATGATGATTGGAATGATGATGATGTAATCCAAGAGTGGAAAGATAAAGGTGGATCGTTAGGTGATCATGTGAATAATATATTCGAAGTGGCAATTCCAATGTTATCAAAAGCAAAGATGAGCACTGTTGGTGATCATTTTTCGAGAACTATTCGTGATACTGACGGAACATATGCGAAAGAAGTGTCATATAATATTTTGGATTTGATTACACACGGTACCAGTCAAATTGAAGGTGGATCAACATTTCAACAGTTTATTGCAACAGAGCCAGAATTAGGAGATCAAGGTTACAATGGACGCAATTTATACGCTTATTTTACTGGACTTGTTAACGACAATATACCGATTGATAAAATTACCAAAGTTATAACACCAGCTAAGTTAAGATCTATAGTAGTAAGTGATTCAACAACTGTTTCAATTGGTGATAACTCAGAACCGTTACATAAAGTACTTGAATCACAAATTATTTCAGATAATACAACAGAATTTAACTAACTTGCTGCTTTTATATCGACTTTGGTCCCTTCAGGAACGTTAGGCATGTAGGTATCTTGAGGCTGTCCACCCTCTATTGTCCCCGAACTCGATGA